TATTATTTGTCATAAAACAAATTGAAGGATTTTCAAATAAGAATTATGAAAATACCGAAATTATTTCTCCTGAATATTCCAATATTTATTCTTATTTACCTTATGATATTAAAAGTAAAAATAAGAATAGTATGGTTTATGATTTTGGTAATGATGAATTAAACGAGATGTTTAAAAAAGAGTTTAATATCGATTATAAAAAAATAATAGCATTATCTGATGGTTTTAATTGGTCTAAATGGATCGAAAATAATTCTGAAAATTCTGATAAACGATTAAAGAATTATTATACTAATATAATTAATGATTTTGATTATAAACTCAAATCGGCTGTTTTTAAAATTGAAGATACCGAATATTCAATAATCAAACATTATTTAAATCGTTATAAAATAGCAAATGAAAATAAGAATACCTATTTATTAGATATTAGTATTCTTATTTATAGACCTAATAGACCACTTGCCAAACATATAAAGATTTTATGTTTATGTAATGATGTTTTTACCAATTTTTTAATGGTAAAAGTAGTAGGAGTAGTTCCAGAATGTCAATTAAAATCTGCGACAATCAATTCTTTTGAACCAAACTATTCACAATTCATACCAACTGAAATAGTTAATTATGATATGAATTCATTTATATATGACACAAATGATAAACTCGCCAATTCCCAAGTTGAATTAAATCTTTATTATAAACTACTTAAAGATTTAATGTAATAATAAAATAATAACTGTTATTATAATGTCATATTTTGAATATATTGTTAATGGTGATCTGACACCTGAATTTGAAGAAAAAACAAAACAACTTCAAGAACGACTTAATAACGGAACCGCTTTTTATAATATTCAGAAATATACTGATGAGGAAATCGCACCAGAGAAAAAAATGAGAACATTGGTTCTTACCGCACCTCATAATATTTGGATTCCGCTTTTTGAACTATTGAAAGGTTGTGGCCTCAATTTCACCGCTTATTTTAAACAAAGAATTATTTAGCAAATTTAAGCCATTCATTCTTAACTGATTCCATTATTTTTATAATTTCTTTGCAATTATCAATAAAGAATTCTTTATAAATTTTAGTATCATTTGTTGTTAATGAAAATCGAACAAGAAGACGATTAATAAGAGGATGTGGGCAAATATAACCCACATATTCGCAATGATAAGTCTTATAAGTCTTATTATCTCTCACATATTTATTGTGAAGTAATGATTGAATAAGATTTCCGAGTGTGTCATCTTCGTCATCAATTTGAAAGTTAAATGAATTTTCACAACTTGCTACTGCTTCAATTGGAATCTTATCTTCGCCGAGATTAATAATAAGATTTTCGAGTTTATCAATAATAATTTCGATTGCTTTTTTAAAGAGATATTTATAAGAAAGACCATTGATTGATTCAATTTGAAAATTAATCATTGTAGGTTCTCCATATTCATTCTTATAATAACCTCGTTGAGTATCAAGAATATTATCGGCTTTTTGTGCTGGATCTTCAACAAAATAGAAGTTTGAAAGAGATACTGGCGAAAAGGCAGCATTTAACTTACCAGTTGCTTTAATGGCAGTTGCGATAACGTGTAAATGTTCATTAGGTCTTAGACGAGTAATGAGAACGTGAGATTTAGAAATATTGTTCATCGGAAAGATTTTAGCCAATTCTTGTTTTGTCAATTCTTTTTCCTTATAACTACCTTTGAAATCAGCAGTAGTAATATTAATAGTCTCATTACCTTTATTTTCAATATTGAACTCAAATTTATAATCATCATCTTCATAACTTTCAGTTATTTCTTCGGAAATATGAAGAGGAATTAAACCAATACGATGAATCATAAATTCATTATGAAGCGGTCCAGTATTTACGGGAATTTCAATTGTCGGATGATCTTCACCATAGAAACCAACAACGGGAATCTCATTTAAGATAGCACGACGAATTGAATTAACGATTGCCAGATCAACTTTATTGATTTGAAATGAATGTTGATTTGCTTTGTCATTATAATTATAACTTGAAAACATTTTGATTATCTTTATTTATGATATCTATATTTTTTTATGTCATTTTTTTAATTTTTAATTTATGATTATTTAAATAAATGATTCTATTTTATAGTGATAGTTGTCAGCATTGTTCTGTTTTATTAGATACTATCAAACGCCATGATACCAAAAAAACAATTAAATTAGTTTGTATTGACACAAGAATTGCCGCAATTAAAGGTAAAATTTCAAAAGTTCCCGCTCTTATGTTTTTACCGGCAAAAGAAATCATTTATGGAAAAGATGTTTTTGATTATCTCTTATATCCAAGTAGAGGTTATTTATTCACAAATAGTAATACTCGCGAAAAATCAGAAACACAAACACAACAATCGTCTTTAAATGCTCCATCAATTCCTTTAAATACCACTACTGATCCTGATGAACCACTTTCTTTTTCATTAGGAACTATAATGAGTGAAAAATTCAGTGATATTAATGATGATAATATAAATTCATTAAATGTTAGTAAAGATAGAATTTATGGTTGGGATTTAATAACAAATGATGATCAAAATAAACCACCCGAAATTAAAACGAGTATAAATGGAGAGAATACCCGTGATTCTAAAATAGATAAGAAATTACCGACGCTTGAAGAACTAACAAAAGAGCGTGAAAATCTATTTAAGGATATTAAATAATTTTAAATATATATAAACGAAAAATGAGTTCATCTATAATTATTTTTAATCAATATTATTATGATCTTTTAAGCAAAATTCGAACAATTGCTAAAAAACATCGGGAGCATTCAACGACAGCTGCTAAAGTTTTAGATGTAGTCAAAGAACATTATAAGGAATTTGATAAATCATCAAATGATTATGTAAATTTTTTAAATGAGAATTGTAATGATGATTTCTGGAAATCTTATATTGAAGTTAGCAAAGATGATTGTGATGAATGGTTAAAGAAAGATGAAATTAAAACCGTTTGCTTATTTAAAGATATTAGTATTGCTGATATTACTAAACTTCTTCGTGATAACTTCCTCTGTCATCATTATCTAAGTGTTTTCTATATCTTTAAACATGAAATGGGAGATGAAGGAGCTGCTACAATTCTTAAAATCCTTCAGACATTTGATGAAGGATTTGAGATGGAAAATGAGGAATTTAAGAAAGTTATTGAGCGTCTCAATGCCATTAAGACTGAGAAGGTAAAGAGTGGTGCCAGTTTTGAAGGTATGGATAATTTGAAAGATACTACTATTGGCAAAATTGCTAAAGAGATTATCGATGATGTTAATATTGACAAACTCAAACAATCTATTTATAATAATGAAGGTGATATCTTTAAGGCACTTGCAAATCCCGAAAATGGCTTAGGTGAATTATTTTCAACAGTTGGTTCAAAAGTTACCGATAAAATTTCATCAGGTGAATTAAATCAAGATGCTATCATGAAAGATGCGATGAAGTTCGCTTCCTATCTCCCAGCGATGTTTGGAAGAGGTGGTGATGGTTCGGGCGATGGCGATGGAGGAGGTGGTTTTAATATGGCTGATATGATGAAAATGATGAGTGCCATGAATGGCGCTGGTGGTATGGGAGGTGGTGGAAAGAAGACAAAGACAGGAGTTAATAAACAAGGATTAAGAAATCTTGCGAAAAAAGCGGAACTTCAAAAGAAATTGGCAACACGTAAAAATAAATAATTCTTTTCAAATATTCTATTAGAAAAACGATGAATTTTAAAGATAAATTATTATTCATATCTGGTTTAATTTTATTTATATCATTTATAGCAACATTGATATTTAGAAATATTGCATTTTTATTATTCGCAATAATAGTTAATGTGATTCTCTTTTATGTTTATCTTTATTATAAAGAAACAAGAGCGAATGTTAAAGAGAAATTAGATAATCAACACAGAGATATTATTAATAATAAACTTTGCGTTAAACCTACGAATAGTAATCCATTTATGAATCCTAATATTTTAGAAGTTAGTAATTTAAATTATAGTTCTTGTGATATCGATAATATTAAAATAAAAAAACAAATGAATAATTATTTTAAGACACCTGTTTATAAAGATGTTATTGATATTTATGACAGAAACTTTTCAGAACGTCAATTTTATACAATGCCATCAACCACTATTCCAAATGATCAAGAATCTTATTTAAATTGGTTATATTCCAGAGATAAGACTTGTAAGGAAAATAACGGACAACAATGTTATAATAATATAATGTAAATATTAAATAGAATTAATGATGACCGATAAGACTACTTTTTATGATTATCAAAACAATATATGTTCTGATAGTTGTTGGATGGATTATAAAAATCAAGGTAATGATAAAATTGCTAATTATAGCACATTTGAACAATCTGCACAATTATTACCTTGTGAAAATCCAAAAGTGCGAGTTCCTGAATTTATGTTAGATCATCCCAATTTAAGAGGTCGTGCCGGATATGGTTTATCTGATCCTTGTTTAATAGATACCTATAGTGGTTTAATTACTAATGATGAAATGATGACTCGTGATAGATGCCGAATTCAATTATCTAAACGAATTTTTACAGGTGCGCCACAATTAAGGGGTTGTGAAATAGATCCATCATCTGAATTAGAATTATTAGCAGGAACTGATTCGACTTTTAATATAAGTGGTTGCAAAAAACGAATAATGGAACAACGATTAAAACATCCGATACCATTAGTTGATTGTATGAAAGATATTCAGAATCCTGATCATATAGTTCCGATTTGGACTAATGGAGGCGAAGACACTCGCTCTTATATAAATCGCTTAAATTTTAATAAAAATAATTAAATATTTATTTATAATAGATAGTTAATAATGAGTTTTAATAGAACTAAATATGATAATTGTTCTTATGCCACAGATTTAAAAACTAATGTCGAAACCTTAAGCCATATTTTATCTCCTTATAGATATGAACATAAAGATAAATGTATGCATCAATTAGGCTTTGTTGGTGGTACCTCCGTTTCTCATATTCAAGGTAATTTAGTAGATTTAGACAGTGAATTACGAGGACAAACCCGAATTTTAACAAAATGCCCGTCAAATCAATATATACCATCTGAGACCAATACAGTAACTAATGATAAGACAAGTCCTATTGACACCACAATGAAACATTTACCATCTTGTCAATCAATAATGTATCGATCGGTTCCTTTACCTCCACCACTTAAAATAAATAATTGTTAAGTTTTTTTTATTTTTATTCTAATAGAAGAATAGTCTAAAACCAATGTTTAATCCAAATGATACACGAATGAGATATGATAACAGTTCATATCAAGAACAATTAGAGCGTTCTATTTATAGTGGCGTTTATCAATTAAGCAAACCTAATAATGATTGCGAGGAATGTAATCAGTATGTGCCCAATGATCCAACCGTAAGATATCAAAATTATGGTCATAATACTTGCAGTATGAAAAAAGCTGTTGATGATTCAAGTGAATTATATGGACTTAATTATAAAAATTCTAAATGTAATAAAGATGCGTATTCTCCTAATTCATATATATCAACTGGATGCGTTCCAAAGGTAATGGAAGATTTGCGAAAATGTAGAACACCTACTGAATCAACACGTCTTTCAAATCCTCCTTGCACTTTAAAGGAAACTGGAATAAATCGTTTTAATCCTCTTTGCTGGAATCCTCAAGCAAAAGCAATTGAATCATTTGACAGAATCGGTATTAATTATAGAATGGTTGCTAAAGATAATCACATACCATTAATCGAAAATCCCGAATGTCAAGATAAATTCACTCCTGAAATTATAAATGATGTAAATTATGCCGATAATTTAAATAAATGGAGTAGTGTTTATAATAATAATGATAATAGTAAA